CTCTGTGTCCTGCGGCTCTACGGACGGGGCTGGCAGGCTCGGACGGCTCTGCGCGCCTCCCTGCGCCCCGAACAGGCCGCCGAACGGCGACGGCGGCTGTGCGCTCGCGCCAAGGGGCTGGCCGCCCAGGTACAGGCGGTCGGCTGCCGGGTCGGGCATGGGGTCGTAGCCAGCCTCCAGCCGCGCTTCATTGGGGGTCATCCAGCCGCCTGCCACGGAGGTCTGCCGCTCCACCAGATCCTGCTGCCTGTCCGCTGGCACGGGGTTGTCATAAGCCAGGTAGCAGTCATCCTCCAGGTTGAACAGCGGCAGCAACTTGGCGTTCAGGGTTTCCTCGTCCAGGCGGCAGATCGGGGCGATGGTTGTCTCTCGCCACTGCGCGTAGCCGGACTTGGCCGCAGCCAAATTGGGATCGTTTGCCTTGAGCATGGAGACAGGCACGCCGAAGATGGCCGCGATTTCCTCCACGACATCCTCGCGTCCCATCAGATCCTTGGGCGGGAACGACAGAGGCTGCATCTCAACATCGCCGCTGATCGCCATGAACTTGCCGGACTTGCGCGTGCCTTGCAGCGCCTCGCGCACCTTGGTTTCAAAGCGGTCCAGTTGCTCCCTGCCTGCGCCACCCTTCACAATGATGGCGTAATCGGGCCGCGCCATGTTCTCGTAGAAGGAATAGTCCATCTCATGCATCGCCTCGGACTGCTGGATGACGCTCCACGCAGCCTCGACCTTGCCCAGCCCATACAGCAGCGAGCGCGGGTTGGGGCGCTTGAAGTGGATCACCTCGTCCACCGCAAAGTCCACCTCTGCCTGCGTGTCGATGCCGTAGCGGTAGCCACCCACCAGACCCTCGACGGTCGGCAGGATCTTGACGCGGTGGCTGGGCATGGTCCACAGTTCCACCGGGATGTTTAGGGCGCTGTCGAACACGGGATGCAAGTAGGCGTTGCCCGTCAACTCAAGGAACAGGATGCGAGTCGTAGCCAGACCGAACCCATCGTCAATGCTGTTGGCCTTGCGCAGCACCTCCAGCACGGGGTGGTCCGTAGCCACTTCCTCAAAGTCGCCTGCCATCGCCTTGCGCATGACCCGGTGCGACGGCTTGTGCGTGGTGTCGCCGCACAGGTACGCCTTGCGCGCGCGCGGCACGCGGCGCGTCTCGTACAACTTGCGACCCGGTCGGCTGCGGACGTACAGGCGCAGCGGGTTGGCCGCGACGGCCTGCGCGTTCAGGGTGGCAGCCGCGTAGACCCAACTGCAGTACATGCGCACCGCCGCGCTGTAGTTGAACGGCGGCTGCTTGGGACGGCCGGACTTGTCCGTGACGGACAGGCTGGCGTCCATGTACTGCGCTGGCGTGTCCTGCCGCTTGAGCCGAAGGAAGTCGAGGATGCCCATGCGCTAGAAGATCCTGATATCGAGGGTGTTAATGCTCGCGTACGACAGGTGACGAACCGCCAGCGCCAGGGCGCACACACCGTCATCATGCAAGCCTGGTGGCGCTTCATAGCGTACGCCTGTGCGAGTGTGTTCGTAGCCGAACGCCTCCAACTCCGCTCGCAGCCAGCCGTCCGGCACACGGATCCGCTGCTGCTGGATCGCGGCTGCCAATCCTTCCATCAACTGCTGCTTGCTGCCTGCCGTGAACTTGAACCCCTCCACGCATGGCAGAGTCCGTTGCAGATCCTCCACAATCGGGTCGCCCACGCCTGTGCTGTCGATCAGGGCTGGGCGCTCCCCAATCATCCTGGTCAGTCTGGCCTTGGTGTCCGCCCACTGTCCCTGCCACCGCTCAAGTGCCACTACTGACCCATTAACGTCCAGGCCGACAGCAACGGTCCAGTCATAGGACTTTGCCAGATCCACGCCCCACACGGCTACCGCGCCTTCCTGCATGGGCGCGATGCACTTGGCGATAGCGTCAATGCCGAACGGGTTGCCACCATCGTCGGATGGCTCGGCCAAGTACAACTCCCTGAACACGGATCGCGGCAAGTCGCGCTCGGCGGCCTCCACTTCCTCCCGCGTAATGACCTTGCCTTCTACGGCGTCCCATGCGGTCAGTCGGTGGTAGGCCACATCACCGTCCGGGTTCTGCAAGGCGCGCTGCGCCATGTGATGCACCCAGTTGCGCCTGCCGCGCACGTTGCCGATTATCCGCACCGGGCCGCTGGTAGCAGTCAGCGTCGAGCGGACGGCGTGCCACACATCTTCGCCCATGCGCGTGGCCTCGTCCAGCACTGCTGACCACACATCCTCGCCGTACAGGTTGTCGGCATCGTCGCCGGACTTGAACCACACCTTCGCGCCGTTGGCGAGCCGCACCCATCGCTGGCTGTCGTGACTGTCCCACACGCGCTTCGTCGGATCTGCCTGCCGCAGCCAAGACTTCATGCGCTCAAAGGCGATGCCGGACTGCGTATAGACCGGAGCCACCCACCAGTGCATCGCATCGGGCTTGCCGTTCCATGCCTGCGCCAGCAGCCAAGCCATGCAACCGACCGTCTTGCCGCACTTGGTGGCCGCCTCTATCACGACGATGCGGTGCGGGTCATCAATCGCCTGCGCCTGCTTCCGGTACAGCGGCGGCAGGTTTAGTGCTATGGCCACGGATCAGTCTCGGCTTTGCAGGCGGATCGGGGCGAGTTCAATGCGCTCGGTCGCCAGCCCATCGTCAAGCCTCGCGGCTCGATCCGCCACGCTAAAGGTGTCCACGTTGTCCTTGTGCATGGTGGTCAGCGCACGCACCGCTGCCAGCCGCTCGCGCTCGCCCTTCGCGTTCAGTGCGATGTCTATGACCAACTTTGGCAGCGCCTCGTATGCGATGGCAGGTATCGCCCATCCGTTCCTAATGGCAGCCTCAAGCATCCGCAGGTCACCGCGTGGCTTGTCTCGCCTGACGATGGACTCCCCCCAATCCCCCTGCGGGTCGGGCTGTGGCTCTGGCCCTTTCTCCGTTTCCATGTCAGGACAAGCCTAGCAGCATCGCCCGGTATTGTGATCCTATCACGTGCGGATCATGGTCGCGCAGGCTTGCCTCCCCGTTCGCAACCAGTCGCGATGCCAGTTCAGGATCGCGGTTCAGCAGCCGCAGGCTGTCATGGATCTCCTGCCCTGTTGCAGCCGCGAGGCAGTTCCAGCCGTGCCGCATCTCGTCCGGGGCCAGCCCGTCAATCCACTTGCGGTTGATGATCAGCGGCGATCCGGCGTCCCACGCCTCCATGAACGAGTACTGCGATCCGCCGCCATCGCCTGCTATCGCGCTCATGTCCACGGTTGCGGATGCTTGCCTGCACAGCGCGGCCCCACTGCCTGCTGCCGTGTCAAACGGCTTCACCGCAAATCCGGGCCAGCGCGGACGCAACTTGTGGAACACGTACATGGGGTTGGCAGCGCCCACGCAGCGGATGTCGCTGCCCAGGTCGCACGCCTCCAGAACCTTGTCGGTGTGCTTGTCAAAGTCAATGCGTGCCTGGCACACGGGTGCGGCTCGCTCATGCAACGGCGTTCCGGTGTCCTGATACGTGCGTCGGTACGGATGCGGGATGAATGTGCTGGCGTGCATCCGCGCCTTCATGGATTGTCTGATGACGATGCATCGGCTGTGGTCGATGCCTGCGAGGTGCTTCTCTGCCGGATCATGCACGACGATAAGCGCACCGCGCTGAACCAATGCCATTGCCGCTTCCGCGTGATCCTTGTCCGCTGCCGCAATCAGCACAGGATCGCGCATGGCTGTCAGGTCATCCAGCGCCAGCCTACGGCACATGAGGCCATAGCCGAATTGCCTTGGCATTGGCGCTGTCCGCGCTCCGAGCGTGCGAACCACTGGCTCGCATCCGCATGCGCGCAGGGCAGCGCACAGGTGCATGGTGAATGACGGCCATCCGCCGTACTTGGCCTTTGCCAGGTATGCGACCACAATCCGCGTCACTGCTTTTCCCGGATCGCATTGGAACGCCGCCTCTCGTTATCGGTTCGACGCTTGTTGAAGTGCCTTATTTCCGCGCCGGGTGCCTCGCATCGCCACATGCCGACCAGCGAATAGAAGACGATGGTGTACCTCATCGCTGTGTCGCTCAGCCGCTTGAACGGCGTGACTCCGTGTATCAGTGACTGCCCGTCAAACAGCAGCAGGCTCTGGTCTCCAATCTCAAGCGATATGTCGATCTCCGGGATGCACAGGTGACCTCCGTCGATGTCACGCTTGAAGCCGAGCATCGCGCTGTTGACGCCCTTGAAGTTGCCCCGGTCAAAGTGATACGGCAGCGGATTGTTTGCGTTGACGATGCCGCTGGTGAACGGAGTGCCTGCCATCAGGTAGTCCGGCAGCACCTTTCCGGCCTGGTCTAGGTGGCTGGTTGCGCGATCCGGAAACGTTGACTGGTATGCCTTCCACACGACCGCTGCCGTCTGCTCAAGAAGCGCCTCGTGGTGCGGCTGCTCGCCGGAAAGCGATGAC